CCGGTGATTATGAAGCGGGCGCAATGACCGAACAACAAAAGCGGGAATTTTACCGCGAACTGGGCAAAGTTTTGATTATCTCTTGGTGGGAACTGGATGAGGCCATAAATAGCGTCATCAGCGTTTTAGAAAAACACGGCTTTAGCCATCGCTATTTTGAGACACAGCGGGCGGCGCAGACCATGAGCGACGCCCTGAACAGAATTGGCGACACTGCCAGCGATGCAGTGCAAGGCGGTGAGGGTGAAGCACGGCAGGCGGTGGCGCTGATTTTAGAGATTGTGAAGCAGGTTGAGTGATGGGGGTTACACTTCGCATAATTGCAGATACCCGAAATAAAAACAGCTTTATGTCAAAAAATAGGCCATTTTGATAGCAAAATGTCAGGTTTTTGACAGGTTACGACACAAAAATTTTGGGAAAAGTTTGGAAAAAAGGCAAAAAGCCACGTTTTTGGATAGATGAACTACAAACAAAGAGCCTTCATAGAAGAATATTTGCAAGACTTTAATGCTACCCAGGCGGCTATTCGGGCGGGGTATTCAGAGAAGACGGCACGCTCCCAGGGCCAAAGGCTGTTGACAAAAGTTGACATTTCTAAGGAAATCGAAACCAGAGTTAAAGAGAAAGCGATGTCAGCCGATGAAGCCCTGCTAGAACTCGGTGACATTGCCCGTCTTGATGTCGGTGACTTTTTGGAGTTTAAGGACGGCATAAAGGAACCATATCTTAATTTAGCGAAAGCAAAAGAGGCTGGATTACTTAAGCTGGTCAAGAAATTGAAATATAATGTACAGGGACGGGTGGAGATTGAGCTTTACGATAAACAAGCGGCGCTGGTGCAAATTGGAAAATGGCAAGGATTGGCAGAGCGAATAGAGCACACCGGCAAGGACGGGGGAGAGATAATATTCAAAGTGGTTTACGATGATGACGGCGGGAAATTATCTGATACACCTACCGAAGTATCACCAAAAGCAAGCTGAGTTTGCAGAGAGCGCTGCAAAGAGGAAAGTGATAGTTGCGGGAAGGCGAGGTGGTAAAACGACTGGCGTGTCACGAATGGCTACAGAGAAAGCGATGGACGGGCGTCGTGTGCTAGAAGCCGCGCCAACAGCAGACCAGACCGGCACATTTTGGACGTGTTGCAAACGGTATTTGAGAGAGCCGATAGAAGCCGGAGTCATTTACAAAAACGAGACAGACCGTGTTTTGGAATTCCCAAGCGGTGGCAGGATCAGGACAAAGACAGCCTGGGACGCCGATAGCCTGCGCGGTGATTATGCCGATTTACTCATCTTAGATGAGTATAGTCTAATGGACGAAACCGCCTGGACTGAGGTTGGCGCACCGATGCTGCTGGACAATAACGGGGACGCGGTTTTCATTTTTACACCAAAGCGTAAAAACCACGCCTATGCGCTATACCAGCGGGCCATAGGCGATGAGTCGAGGCGTTGGGCTGCGTGGCATTTCGTCAGTCATGACAATCCTTTCTTGAGCAGAGAGGCGCTAGAAGAAATTACGCAGGACATGACCGATGGTGCCTATCGACAAGAAATCCTGGCAGAGTTTTTGGAGAGTGAAGGCCAGGTATTTAGAAATATAACCGCCTGTATGGGTGCTACATTAGAGCCAACACCAGAGGCGCACAAGGGGCACACCATAAGCGCCGGCCTGGATTGGGCCAAGTCACAAGACTATACGGCTACCAGCATTGTGTGTAAGGATTGTCACGTTGAAGTGGCCAGAGACAGGTTTAATAGGATTGATTATCATTTCCAACGTGACAGGCTGAAGGCATTATATCAAAAATGGAATGTCTCTCTTGTGATGGGGGAGACAAATAGTATGGGGGAGCCGAATATAGAGGAGCTACGCCGGGATGGGGTGAACGTGCGCGGATTCGCCACGACAGCTGCCACAAAACCACCGCTTATAGAAAGCCTGGCTCTATGCTTCGAGCGGGCAGAAATGCAGTGGCAGTATGATCTAATCTGGACGGGGGAGTTAGAAGCGTATGAAATTAAAATATCGCCAAACACAAATAGACCAACATATTCGGCACCCTCTGGAGTGCATGATGATACGGTCATGGCGCGAGCGTTGGCCTGGCATAGCATTGCCAGTCGGGGGGTATTCGTAGGATGACAACCAAACCTAATGCTCTGACCCGTTTCAAGGCGGCTTTGAAATTCTATCGCGAGGGCTGGCGTAATTTCCAGTTGCAGCCCCGTGAAACCAAAAAGATACCGTTTATCTGGCCTTCCTGGTACAATAACCAGCCCCAATGGCAACTTATCAACTATGAGGCTTACGCCAATGAGGGCTATAACGCTAATGCCGTTATCTATTCGGCCATTATGTATAAAGTGCGTAGTATCACCATTGCCCCCTTGCGGGCCTATACCGGCACCAAGGATGAGCCGGAGTTACTTGACGCGGATCACCCGTTGCAAAAATTATGCTCACGCCCCAATCGCTTCCAATCGTGGTCTGAGTTTCAAGCGCTGGCCACCGTCTATTTTAATCTGTCGGGGAATAACTATACGGTTCTGGAACGCGAAGGTGATGAAGTTATCGGAATGTATCACCTGCGCCCAGACCGTGTTTTTATTGTCCCATCCCCCAACAAGCAAGAATTGATCGGGTTCTGGTACGTGCCGGAAGGCCAGAGTTTTCAGGATGGCGTACCATACAAACCACAAGATGTCATCCACATCAAATTGCCAAACCCAATGGATCCACTTGACGGCCTGGGATACGGTATTTCGCCATTATCGCCAGCGGCTCACACTGGTGACGTAGACAATGATCTAACCAAATTTTTCAGGCTGTTTTTCAAGGGCGGCGCTATGCCACCTGGTGTATTATCATATGATGTGCCGATGATAGATGATGATGTAAGCCGAGCGCGTGAGCGGTGGATGGAAATTTATGGTAGTTACGAAAACTGGAAGAATATTGCAGTTCTTGATCAGGGGGGCACCTATGAGCGTATCGGCTTTACCTTTGATGAAATGGATGTGAGCGCCATAGACGCCCGCAACGAAAGCCGCATCGTCGCCCCGTTTGGTGTGCCGCTCAATTTGATTGAGAGTAGACCGACGTTAGTGCAATCGACGTACAACAATAAACGCGAAGATAGAACTATGTTCTGGGAAGACACCATGACCCCGGAACTTATGTGGTTTGAGACAGACTACCAATATTATCTACAAGGTGCTGGTGGCGAATTTGTCATGTTCGATTTGTCCAGGGTGCCGGCCCTGACGATGAACCAAGCAGAACGGGTTGATAAATTCCAAAAAGCTTATGATAGCGGGGCGGTGACAACCGATGAGCTTAGGGCAGAGCTTGGCCTTGACCCGATGCCCGAAGAGGAAGAGCCACAATTACCAGAGGTAGACATATTTGAGTCCCCCCCCGAAACCGAAGCCGGCACTGAAGAGGGCCAACCCGAAGCCGTTGAGCAAGCGGAAGAGGTTGTCAAGGCCCTGGTAAAAAAAAAGTCGATAGGGTTCAATTCTGGACAAAAACGGACAATCTTGCCCAGAAGTACGAAGGCCAATTCGGGCAGGCAGCCGTAGATGCTTTTGACCGGGACAGTATCATTATTGAAGCCATCATCAATGACCTGAATACTGAAGCCTTGGATAACCGGGGCTCGATTAATTGGGATGCGGTACTCACGGCAATTACGGCCTATTTCGCCGGTGATGCTATATCCAATTGGCAGCGCCAATTTTCGGTGCCGATGTATGACCTGATGAGTGACATGATTAAGATGCTGGACAAGGAGCTTGAATGGCAGACGCCCATCACCGACATCTTGACCGGGCAATGGTTCACTGAACATACCATTAAATTTGCCCAGCCCATCAATGCCACCAGTGAATTGGCAATCCGGCAATTGATCGAACAGGGCATAATGGACGGGTGGAGTATCCCGACTACACAAAAGCATCTAAAGACGTTGTTTGAGCAATGGATGGGCGGGAGTTTGACGCCTGATATGTTTGAGTGGTTGAATGCCAGGATGCCGGAATTTCGGCGTGAGTTAATTGCCCGAACTGAAACCATCAAGGCGGCGAATGCCACGTCATATAAACTGTATGGCTATTGGGGCGTGGAGCAACACGAATGGTTATCGACTATGGATGACCGGGTGAGGGATGCTCACGCGGCAGCCAATGGGCAGATTGTCCAGGTGGGGATGCCGTTTAAGGTAGGGGGCGAGAGTTTGCTTTATCCTGGCGATCCGGCGGGGAGCGCTGGGAATGTGATTAACTGTAGGTGTACAACTATCCCAGTTGTTTAGGGATTTAATATGACAAGGGGTGAACAATGATAAAAGATTTTTGTCTTACGCTATTCACTTTAGTAGTTCTATTTGTCCTACTTGCCACCATTGCCCAATACGGCCTATCTCAACCGATATGCTATACAAGAACAAAGGAAATAGGTCTTTCTGCCAGATGGTCCTTTTGGGCAGGTTGTCAAATTGAAGTAGAGGAAGGAAGATGGATACCGCTAGAAAATTGGTATTATGTAGAGAATCCTCATTGACTCAACTATACCAGTAGTATGACTCAATCCCTCAATAATACATGGGAAGTGAAATTATAGGGTATGAACAATGCGATCCGTAAATAAAATCTATGATAGCATCATTCCCCAACCTCGCCTAATTCTCTGTTCTTGCGGTAGGCAGTTAGAAATCGAAGAAGGTATTTACATCGTAGCATGTAAATGTGGTAAAGCATGGAAAATCGAACTGGTACAGAATACCCAGCAGCCGAAGCCGGGGCCATCCGAGACCAAGTAAACACGTTGCAAATTCACCCGGAACGTGATATAATGAAGCGTAAGGTTGAGATATTTTCTCAACTGATACGATTGACAACGGCCATTATTTATTTGGTGGCTGAGTTGCATTTGGGAGAGAAGCCGGAGAAGTTGTGAATACTTATAGGTTGCTTAAAATCGCGAGATTATGCGATAGCCCAATGGCAGCAGTTGAATTCGGCTTTTCTTTGGATGAAGAACCTCCAGATGATTCATGGGCCATTATGGTAAGAGGCGAATTTAATAATAATGGCTTCATATGTGGCGCTCTTGTTCACAAAGATATGTTTAGTGATGCCGATACAATGAAATCATTTTTGTATGGTCAAGCTGAGTTGCATTTAGGAAAGAACCCGGAGAAATTATGACGGCATGGATTTGCAAAGATTGCTTTGAATATCTATTGAGTATTACTGGTGATTTGGAATGCCTAACAGACACCAATATAATTCAGGAGAAGTGTCTTTATTGCAAGGATAGCGTTGGTGAGTATCATGTCGTCGATGCTCTGCCAAGTGTAAGTGTTGCGATGGAAACAGATAGATTGATGACCAATGACAAAAGCCGAACTTAAACACCTCGAAAAAGCCGCTCATATTTTAGACAAAGAGCAAAGCCGCACTTGTTACAATGACGATGAGGCCGACGTATTTGACTATGCCTCTGATGTGTTGCAGACGGCTATCAGGGCGGCTAGTTTGGAAATTGAGCCAGAAATTGATATGCCTATGGAAATAGGCGATCATCTTTTTAGGATGGTATTGGAATAATCTTAAAATCCAACAACTGAATTGTAACTAGGCCCACTGAGGCAAGAACTCACACGGCCCGCGTAGTGTCACCAAACGGCACGCACTGCGCGGGCCGTTTTTTATTTCCCAA